GTTGGGGGATTTTGAACACATCATCTCAACCAGACATCCTCCTCATTCAGAGCGACGCTTTAGCTCCGGCTCTCACACCGGTTGGGAAGTACCGACATTCAAATGCTCATCGACAACGCCAAGGTCGAAATCCCGACCGAGGTGACGAACAAGGGGTATATCGAGCTCTGGAACGGGACGGGGTTCAAGGCGTACACGGGTGACCCCTCCGGCGCTCGCGGTGACAAGTCCGCACGGGCGGTGCTGATGGACGAAATGGCGTTCATCGAGGACCAAAAGGAGGTTTCCCGGGCGTTCGGGGCGTTCCTGGCGCTGGGCAACGACCGCAAGATGGTCCAGGTGTCGACGCCGAACGTCGAAAACGACCTGTTCATGCAGACCCACCGGCGGGGGACGCCGACGGGCTACGACGAGGACGGTAATCGAATCGGGGTGCTCTCGATCAAACAGCCCTCGTTCTGGAACGCCGACGAGATCGACGTTCACACCCCGTTGACCCAGCAGGAGGTCAAGCCGGTCCGCCCGGACATGAACATCACCCGCATCGAGGAGGAGCGAGCGGCCGACCCCGAGGGGTTCGGGCAGGAATACCTCTGCCGGCCGGTCGTTGACGAGTATCGGTTCTTCTCGAAGGACTCCATCAAGCGGGCGATGGAACTCGGCAAGAAGGCGAGCTATCTGACGGGTATTTCGGCCCCGAACACGGCGAACCTTCGCGTCATGGGGGTCGACATTGGGATCAGCCACGACGATACCGTTATCCAGGTGTTCGACCACCACGGCGACCGCCGGCTCCACCGTTACCAAGAGGTGCTTGAGGACGACGTTCTCGCAGAACACGGCTTCCAGCGTCCGGACCGCGGGAACGCCCAGCAAGTCGTCACGCGGCTCGCCTACCTGTTCCGGGAGCTGGACGCCGATTTGGTGGTCTTGGACCGGACGGGGCCGGGCGAGACCTTCGCCCACCAGCTCACCGACCAGATCGGGCGGGCCTGTGTCGGCTTCAACTTCTCCGACAAGAAGACGATGGAGAAGATGATGGGCGATATGAACAGCGCCCTCCGGAACGACCGGGTAACGCTCCTCCCGGACGACAGGCTTCTGGACGAAATGTCCTCGATCATCAAGGAGAAGAACGAGGACTGGTCGGTGCCGAAGTTCTCGGGGAAGGATAACTCCGAGTCCGGCAAGGACGACACGGCGATGGCCGCGGTTCTCGGCGCGTTCCCGCCGGGTTATGCCGTCTCTCCTGGGCGACAGGCGAGCGGGCGACAGCCCGAGCCGGACCTGTCGTATGAAGCGTCGTCGGGACCGACGGCGACCCAGGCGGCGTCGACGGTCGACCGCGAGGACACCGCGTTCGGCTCGGTTGCGGTCTCCAGGCGAGGTACAGGCTCCAGACGAACACGAAACTACAACTCCCGCCACCGGCGGGGCTAACTCTACTCTCTCTATGGCGACATGACCGGACCACAGATAGGACCTGGTACCGAAGGCGGGTCGAACCCGGGGTCGACTCCCTCGGCGTTCGCCTTAGACGCTCCGAAAGCCAAGGTCAAGCAGGGAAGCCGCGGGTCAACGGCGCGACCGTCCGAGGCTCCCGCGTCGAAGATTCAGGAATACCGCTTAATCGCGGACACCGACCCACACGTCGGGGAAGGGGTTGACACGCTGGTCGACTACCTGGTCGGGTCGGGCTATACGATTCAGCCGGCGAACATCATCGGGACCGACGAGGAGCAGTCCCCGGAGGAGATAGCCGACCTGAAACGACTCGTCGAGACCTCTACGTTCGATGAGATTTTGTCGGAGTGGGTGTGGCACGCCTTGGTCGACGGGACGGCGTTTCTGGAGGTTGTAGTCGAGGAAGAGACGTTCAAACCGAAGGTCCTCCCGACCGACCAGATGGAGATTGTCACCGACGAGTTCGGTGTCATCCAGCACTACACCCAGAACGCCCCTTCCGGCGACGAAATCGAGTTCGAACCCTACGACCTGGCGATTCTCCGGTTCCACCGGCACCCCGGCGAGGACTTCGGACGGAGTCTTATCGAGCGGTGTGAGGAGCAGGCCGATATGCTCCGGGACATGGAGATCGACATGGCCCGGTTCATTGCGACGAAGGCGTACCCGCCGGTTATCTGGAAGCTCGGGTCCGAGGAGCGGCCCTGGACCCAGGACCAGATCGACGGCTGGCTGGAGACGGTGGAGGAGCTGGAGCCGGAGTCGATGTTGGCAGTCGGCCACGACGTTGAACACGACATTGTGGGCGTCACGGCCACGTCGTCGTCGTCCGGTGCGATGCGGCTGGAACCGATGTTCCACCACCTCCTTCAGCGGATTTACACGGCGCTGGGCCTGCCGGGGTTCTTGGGGAACATCACCGGGGACGAGTCGAAGAACGAGGCGGTCGCGGTCATGCCGGCGTTCGACCGCCGGATTCAGCGGTGGCGACGGACGGTTCGGTCCGCGATTCGCCACCAGATGTTCGTCTCGATCATGGCCGGCGACGGCGACCCGGCCGAGGCCGACCTGCTTCCGCCGGACTTTGAGTTCGGTCAGCACTCCAGCGAGGAGGAGCGCCTGGACGCGGACATGGCGATCAAGCTGGTGAACAACGGCCTCCTGACATTCGAAGCGGCGGCCCAGCGTATCGGGATCGACCCTGAGACGGAGTTGCCCCAGGAAGGGGAGTTGGACGACCACATCCAGAAGGTCCAGCTTCTTGCCGGGAAGGGTGATGATATCCAGAATCCCGAGGGCGGCGCTCCGACGGACACGGGCGGTGGCGCGGATTCGGCTGGTGGCGAAGTGAAGACCCGACAGAACCCAGAGCGCGACACTTCAGGGTCTGATTCGCGGAACCAGCAAGGCATAAGCCAGGAATAACATGAACGACGACGACCGTCGTCGTGACCCGGAATCCGAGATAGCGATTCTGTACCGCCTCGATGAACGGACGGAGCGGATCGACGACCGGATCGGTCGCGTTGATAAGCGGATCGACGGGCTGGACGAGACGATCGAGCGCCACGACGGTCGACTCGATGAACAACAGCGGCAGATTGATCGCAATTCGGTCATCATCAATGCGCTGACGTTCGGTCTCGGGACAGCGGTTGCGACGGTGATAGCGAAATTTCAAAACCTATTCAGATTCTTCTAATGAGCAATTCGAACGCCGAGGTCGCTCCTGACGAGAACCCCGACCCCGTTGGCTGGAATATCACCTTTGGTGTGCCCCACGCGGTTGCGGACTCGCTCGGGGAGGGCTTCAACAGGTACGGCGTTCGTGAACACGAGGACGGCTCGATCGACGTGATTTTCGCGGCGATGGAGCCGGGTGTCCGGCGGGGGATCGAGGTCGATGAACAGTTCCTCTCGCGGGTGGCTTCGCACAACTACGGAAGCCGTCTTCCCCTCCAGTACGACCACAGTCACTCCCAGCGAGCGAACGTGGGCTGGATTGAGCCGGCCAACATCAAGTTCTCGGATGGATTCTTCCGGGTGATGGGGCATATCCCGAACACGGGGTCCCAGATTCGGACGGACACGATCAGCGACTTCACCCACGACCCGCCGGCGATCACGGACGGGTCGGTCGGGTTCGACCCGCGGACCATCAAGGTCGAGCGCCCGTCTTCGAAGGGCGAGAAGCCGCGGTTCACGGACGCACGGTTGATGGAATTTAGTCTGACCCCGTTTCCGGCGGGGTACGATAACGGCGGACTGTCCCCGCAGTTCTCGGAAGTTGTCGCCGGGGCTATGACCCCCGTCTGGGGCGAGAGCCGGCTGACGGCCCGGAAAATCTAACTACACACGTATCATGCACGAGTTCAGCATTGACGGTTCGGTCGAGGAGATGGACGAGGGCGACCTTCGCGCCACGCTCGATGAGTTCATGGAGAAGCACGCCGAGAACGTCGAGGCGTATTCGGAGGTCGTTGCCGAGCGCGACGAGTTCTCCGAGCAGGTCGAGGACCTGGAGGGCCAGGTCGAGGCCCACGACGAGACGGAGGCGGCGCTGACTGAGAAGTTCTCGGCGGTCGTCGCTGAGGAGTCCCCGCTGTTCACGGCCGAGGAGGTCGCGGACCGCTTCTCGCTGGGCGAGCTTATCGAGAAGGCCGACGCACTCGGTGCGTTCTCGCTGGCCGCCCCGGAGGAGGCCGAGCCGGAAGCCGAGGTTGACGACGGCTTCTCGGAGAAGCCCGGCAAGGGCAAGGTCGAGGCTGGTCGCGGCCAGTTCTCGGAGGAGGCGTCTGCTGACCTGGACCGGATTCTGGGTCTCTAAACGCGGTACACTACTACTTTCAACTTTCTAACAATGGTTCACGTTCGGATTGCAACTGGTGCGGAACAGCCCATCAACCGTGACGGTGCCGTCTCGCAGTATGCGGGCGAGGAGGGCGATCTGGTTGGCATGGACGCCAACGGCGATTGGCAGAAGGCCGACGCCCAGGCCGCCGCAAACGGCGGCGCGGAGGTCAACGCAGTCGGGGTCATGATGGCCCCGGTCTCGGACCCGTCGAACTACTCCCACGAGGAGCTTCGGGTCGTCATCGAGGCCAACCGCGAACTGGTCGGTGAGAACCGGATTGCCGTCGCCAAGTACGGGCTCATCCTGGAGAACGCTGATGAGGACTGGGGGTTCACGCCGGGCCAGCCGGTCTACCTCGACGTGGGTGGCGGCTTCACCCAGACCAAGCCCGCGACCACTGGGGACATCCAGCAGGTCGTTGGCATGGCGACCGACGACGGCGAAGCGGTCTTCCTCGATGTGGAGACCGGCTACACGAACGCCTAAATAGGCGAGAACGCACGCTGATATTTTCAACTTTCTGAGGTAATTCTATAATGGTTAACCCTGCTCGCAAGCGCGAACTGACGACGAAGGACGACGTTCCCCTCCGAGACCTGCTCGGCTACGGGATGGAACTGATCGAGACGTACCGGGAGGCTCCCCGGTCGTTCTTGGCGACTTTCACCCAGGAGGTCTCCAGCCGTGTCTTCATGACTCGGACCGGGGACATGACCTGGAAGGAGGCCGCCGAGATGGAACACGCTCGGACCGGCACCCTGACCAGCACCCAGATGGCCTTCTCGGTCAAGACCTACGAGCGGTCGCTGGGCTACTCGCGTGATTTCATCGAGGACAACCCTTCTGAAATCCTCCGTTCCGAGTTTCAGGAACTCGTGAAGGGGGCTGACACCAAGGAGTTCGAGGTCCTGTTCGACGTCCTCAGGGGTGGAATCGCTGACGGGACGCAGCTCTGGTACACGCCCCAGCCCTACGCGGGAAAGACGTTCACGGACACTCACGACCACACGTTCGCCAACACTCAGGAGCTTTTCGAGGCCGACGGGGACTCGGATACGTCGGCTCACTCGATGGCCGAACACATCCGCGAGGCGAACAAGAATCTCCGGGAACACGGGTACCGACCGACGGTCGCGCTCGTCTCGCACGAGATTGCGAACCAGATGGTCTCGGAGCGAACCGACGGGATGAACTACCACATCCCCGAGGCCGAGGGGCTTCGGGAGGGCGCACTGCCGGAACAGACGCTCCAGGAGGACGGCGTTCGGTTCGTCCAGACGGCCTGGCTCAACGGGAGCGAGGAGATGGATGTATACCTGCTCTCGGAGGGCCAGCACATCAAGACGAACTACGTCCGCCCGGTCGAGCTGACGGACAATACCGGCGCTCCCATCGGTGGCGCTGGCGGGTCCTACGGGGACCCGGCGGCCCTGCTCGGAGCCTACGGCTCCATGCGGTTCGGGGCGAAGATGGCCGACCCACTCGCGGGTGTCAAGTTCACGGTCGACAACCTCGCGTAGAGCCTGAAATATGGCTGTTGACGACGCTACGCTGAAGACCGAGGTCCGGGTCATTACGGACTATCCGTCGACGCTTCTGTCGGATCCGGACCTCCAGAGCGTCGTTGACCTGGCGAAGCGAGAACTCGCGGCCGACCTGAGTAATGATTCCATCGACTGGTACGGCAACCTCTCTGCGGAGCGGGCGCTGTTCTGGTTGACGTGTATCTTCTGTAAGGCCAAGACCGGCGAATTGGACGCTCCGAACTTCTCGCTGGGGGAGTTGAAGGTCCGACCGCCCGGCGAGGACTCACGGGCGGGGATCTGGTTCGACAACTTCTGGAAGCACTACCGGAACGTCGATGGCGGCTCGCCGGTGGCGCACACTACGTCGCTCCGGTCTGATCGCACCTACCGCTTCGATAACTAATGCTTCTCCCGGCCCAGAAGGGGGCCGCTCGGGTGGCGATTCACCGCCTGGGCGTCTCTTGTGATATTGCCCAGCCGTCGGCCAGCGGAACCGACGGGTACGGCAAGCCCACCGGCGAGACCTGGACGTGGGTGGCGACCGAGCCGGTCGTGCGGTTCGATCAATCCGGGAGTGACCCGTCGGCGGCTCGCGTCACCGGCGGTCGCTACGAGACGGACAGCCCGACGCTCGCGTTCTTGGCGGACTCGGTTATCCAGGTCGGGTATCGAGTCGGCTACGAGAACACGACCTACGAGATCGACTCCCTGACCGCGTACCCCACCCACTTCGAAGCCCGCACCACGGTCGTCTCCTAATCTCTCATGGCCCGATTTCGAATCCGCGTAGACGACAACGACGTGCCGAAGAAGATTCGGTGGCGGATTCGGCGGGGGGTCAAAGCGTCGACCGAGGACCTGACCCGGGAGATGGAGAAGCGGGCGAAGCGAACAATACGGCGAGAAGGCGCTATCTGGACCCGCGAACTGCTGAACAGTTTTCAAGATGCGGACTACCACCTCCCGGGCCGGACCCGGGCGAGTTTGAAGAACCTCGCGGACCACGCGCCGTATCAGGAAGAAGGCGTCTCCGGGATTCGTACCAAGCGGGATACGCCCTACGAATACACGGACACCCGCCCGCCCCTGGAGGCTCTTATCCCGTGGGTCGAAGACAAGCTCGTCGGGACCGGCTTTTGGCCCAAGGGCGTCCCGTTACCCGGGAAAGCCCCTGACCTCCCGGACGAGGAGGAGACCGAAGATGCACTCGTCGCGTCGGCCGCGGCTGACGCGGGTGGCATCGAGATCGTAGAGCCGGACGAGCCGCCGGAGGAGGTGAGCCTGTCGATTGACGAGTGGTCGAACCTAACCATCCCGGAGGCGTTGAAGCGGTTCTGGGTCGACCAGGAAGTGACCTACCGGAAAAATGGCGAGATTCATACCCATCGACTCTCCCGGTTCGATGAACAGGGGCTTATCTTCCGGTGGAAGGACAAGGACGGGGTGAATCGAGTCCATCTGATCCCGTGGGGTGACACCGACGACGTAGTTACCCGACACGAGAATTGGGGGGCACAAGGCCCCTTACAGCGTCGACAGATCATCTACAACAACGTCGTGTCGGCCCAGGTTGGCGACCTGTCCGACTTATCCGATGGCGGCGAGGAGCGGGGACGGAAGATTCTCGCTGATTTCATCGCGTTCGAAATGACGGACGCTTCTCCGCTTCCGAACGCCGAGGATGTGGCCCTTCGACTCTCCAATGCGATTGCCGAGGTGAACAAGAAGGACCACGCCTCTATCGGGACCCACCGCTACGGGATACCGTTTATCCGGTGGCAAATGGGGGCACCCGGAGCCGACGACCCCAACCTTACGCCCGCGAATCGGGACTACTGGACGGACGTGCCGACGATGTGGCACGAGCTACAGCACGCGATCACCCGGGCCTACCTGGTTGACTCCGCGAACAATCTCTTGGCGAAGAAGTATAACAACCGGGAGTTCGACTCGTTCATGGGCGGGATTATCCCAGCGGCGTTCAAGTCGACCGGTCACCCGTCCACGAAGTTCGAAGACCAGTTCCCGGACCTCCTGAGCCACGCTCGGGTGTATATGTTCGAAAACCTGTTCGTCGGGGATACGTGGGACTCACAGACGAGTCGACTGAACTCTCCGATCGGTTGGTCGGACTGGAAGGACGATATTGATCTGACGGTCCCTTGGAACTACGTTGATTGGGATAACCTGTTCTGGAAGGTCATTTCCGACCGCTACACGCTTCTCGGCGGGACCGGCGGCGACGAGCCGGACTTGGCCGAGGGCGACGCCGTTCGATTCGTGCTGGATAATTCCCCGGACGTGACCCGTCGTGGGGTTGTGACGGACATTCGGTTTCAACCCGACCGGGGCGAGGAGAATACGTCGGTCTGGATCTTCGAAGTTAACCAGGATGACGGGGCGTCGATCAATCTGGTGACCGAGGCGGAAACCGGCAACGGACGCGGCGTCACGGTCGAAAATTTCGCTACCGATGTAACGATCGAGGGCGAGCCGCGACAGCCGACCGCGTGGGAACCGAATACTGGCCACCCGGTCCGAGACCTGGCGGAAGCGGCGAATCGGGCGTGGTGGAAGCAGACCCGGATTCTTGCCTCTCGCATCAATCCAGATATTCATGACTATGAACAAATGAGGAAGTTTTACGTCATGTTCCCCTACTCCATGTCGAACGCCCAGGAGACTATCGCTATGGGGACGCAACTGCTGTTCACGGATGCACACACCACGAAGGTTACCTACGAGGGGTTCTACCGGACCCACCCGTACCTTGTGAAAGCGATTCTCCGGGTCTGGGGTGGGTCACCCAGGGCACAGCGCCTCTTGCGAGAGGTGGCTGAAGACGAAGGGTTTGACGACCTGCTCGACCTACTGGATTCACTATGAAAGCCTACATCTACGAACCGGAACACGCCGAGTCGACCGGCTGGTTTACCGACGACGGCGGCCAGTTTCGGTTCGAATATACCGGCGAGAACCTGTCGATCAAGTCCAAGCTGATCCAGGCATCTCGACTTCATCTCACGGCCGGAACGCCCCAGCCGGCCGAGGAAAACCCGAACGCGGTTCCGGAAGGGGCGGTCGAGGCGTCCGCGACGGCGAAATACACCGAGGCGAAGGCGCTGTTGTACGACGAGCCGTGGTGTAGTCATATCGAGGAAGTCGAGGAGTAGCCTCCGGCCCGCATGGTCGATCTTGATAGCCTGGACGCCGAGACGCGGATCCTCGCGTTTTGGCTCCAGGGACACATCTACCACGAGGGTATCGAGGGGATACACTTCATGGAGTCGGCCCGGTTGTGGGCCGAGCAGAATGCGGACGACGTAGTGGCGAAGAACATCTCAAAGGAACTCCGTAGGTTGTGAACGAACAGGCAGTAGTCCAGGGGTTGGTTGGCGAGGTCAACACGGCTCTCCCGACGCTTGTGACGGTTCGGTCCGAAGGTGGCGACGGGTCCGGTGCCCCACCGCTGGCGGTCGTCGAGTGGGACACGTTTCGGATTAACGAGAACGGCGCAAACCCGTATGCTGGGGTGAACCGCGACCAGTCGGGAACGGCGGTCGAGCGGGAGCTTCATCGGTACTACCGGATGGAGGCCCAGGTCATGGTCCGGGCGCTCGCGGAGGCCGATCGGGATACGTGGCTGGCGGCATTGGGCGACCACTTCTCGCTGTTCGAGTACGAGTCCGACCGCTTCCACCCCGATACATTCGAGTGGGAGGTCGGTGACGCTTCCCCGCGGTCGATTCAGGTAGTCGAGCCGGACTGGTACGAAGGCGAACTGGAGTTGGTCTTCAAGTACGTCAAGCGGTCGACGGACTCGGACGACGCCCTCGGCACTATCAGCGAAGGCGTCTACGTAGACGAAACGCTCTAAACGCAGTCTGATAGCGGTACGATTCTCAAATTTTCATGGTTACTATTGGCAATACTACCCTGCCCGGAGTCCAGACTTCCGTCGAATCGGCGTCCAGCACGGGCGTCAACGTCGGCGCAGCGTTGGAGGTCGGGATAGTTGGACAGGCGGAGTTGGCGAACGGGTCGGCAAACGCGAACGAGGTCTACGAGGTTACGACCCCGGTCAAGGCTCGGGACTACTTCGGGGACGGCTCGGCGCTGGCCCAGAACTGTGTCGATGCGCTCGTGGAAGGGGCCTACCCGGTCTACGCGGTCGCGGCGGCCGAACAGTCAGTCACTGGCGAGGACCTGAGCGGTCTCGGGTCGACCAGCGGGACCCTGACGAACGGGCCGGTCAAGGAGGACGCAAGTGCGGCGATCTTCACGGTCGACGGCACGTCGAAGACGACCATTCTCACCTACGAGGACCCCAGCACGCTGACGCCGGGGACCGACGAGGTGTACCTGAACCCGGTCACCAGGACGTTCGAACTGGACACCGGGCCCAGCTCGTCGGCGGACGTGGACTACACCTACCACGACTTCCCGTCGGCGGTCGACGCCATCTACGGCGAGGCCGACCGGCTTGACCTGGTGGGGCTGACCACCGAGAACGACGCCGCGGTCCAAGACGCGGTGAACGAGGCGGAGCTTCACGACGACCTGTACGAGTTCACGGCGGTCGTGGCCGGCGCTGGTGCCCGGATCGACCCGTCGAACTTCACGGCCTCCTACGACACGTCGAGGCTCCAGCTTCTCTACCCGAGCCGGAACGCCGCCGACGAGTCGCTGGTCGGGGCTTACCTCGGCCTTCGGGCTTCGCTCGGTATCAACGCGAGTCCGATCTTCAAGCGGCTCGGCACCCAGAAGGACCTGGCCGTCACGCTGTCGAAGGGCCAGCAGGAGTCCCTGGTTGGCGAGAAGGTCGTCCCCCTGGCCGACGAGAGTCGCGGGGCGCGTGTCGTGGAGGACCTGACGGCGGTCGCTGACGACAACCAGGACGAGTCGGCCATGCGCCAGCTCCTCCACCGGCTCATTGTCGACTACGTGACCGAGGTCGTGAACGTTCTCTCCGAGCGGTACATCGGGGAGCTTCACACCCTGGCCGCCCGGAACGCTCTGGAGGGGGAAGTCTCGGCCGAGATGAACCGGCTGCTGGACCTCCAGGCGATTACGGGCTACTCGGTCACCGTCGAGAAGGTCGACTCGCTCACCGCCTCCCTGGACGTGGGTATCAACACGGTCGACCCGCTCCGGAACATCGTCGCCACGATTGCGGCCGGCGAAGTGGCGAACACGGCCTAAACGCGGCGCTCGCGGTCTGATAACACCGTTTTCATCTCTCTATGGTTAATCGCAAGGAAAGCACCGCGGACATTCGTGTGTCCGTCGGTGAGGAAGAAGTCGTCGTTGAGTCGCTCTCGGCCACCAAGAACATCGACATCGAGCAGATTTACGGGTCCGGGCAGACGCTCCCGGACGGGTACTCCATCAACCAGGTGTCCTACGAGGGGGACATGACCCTCAAGGGCAACCGCCTGGATCTGGAGTCCAAGCTGTTCGACATGAACGGGATTCCCAAGGTCTTCAACGTGAACATCACCCATCTGGACGGTACGCCGTCGGGCTTCCAGGAGTGCCTTTGCACCTCCGAGGGCTACGAAGCGTCGTCCGGCGACACCACCGAGACCTCGTTCTCGTTCATCGCCATGCGGAAGAAGCGTGGAAGCCAGGTCGACAACGACCCCACGGCCTAAGCGCAGTACGGTACACCCGGCCCACCTGACCCGAGTCTAAACGTTTTACACTACTTACATACCTATGAGCGCACCCACCGAAGCCGACGAGAAGTCCGAGTCCGTCCTGTACGAAATGTGTGTCCGCGGGAAGAACTACCGCGAGGAATACGAGTTCGAAATGTTCGGGGAGGAGGTAACTGCCCTTCTTGCCCCTCTCCCAGACAAACAATTCTTGCCGGTTGCGGGGTTTCTGAAGGAGCACCTGGGCATGGACGACGAGGAGGCGGTCGAACTGGTCGAGGAGGCCAAGGCCGAGGCCGAGGAAGCCGGCGACGACACCATTGACATTTCGAAGATGGACGAGCCGTTCGTGGCCGCCATGCAGAGAGCGGCTGCCTGTGGCCTCAAGGGGTCCCACGACCCCGACGGGAACGTGATCGACCACGACGAAGACGAGGCCGAGCAGATGGTCGGCATGATGGTCGGCGGCTACTCGGTCGAACTTGGCGGGAAGGTCCTGGAGCTGTCCGGCGACGTTCGGGACGCCACCAAGTTTCGTGGAAGCCGGGGGAGCATCTAACATCGTCGCCCTCCTCGACGCTGGAATACCTCTTGTCGAATCGCAGGCTGACCTGACCCCGTTCCAGCGGGAAGTCCTGTTACGGGAACTGGAGCGCCAGCGGGAGCAGGCACAGTCGAACGCGGGAGTCGAAGCGGGCGGGAACCCGACGCCCGGCCCGGTCAACCAACTCCGCCAACCTCGGGGTGGCGGAGGCGAGACGGTGACCTACATCAACGAACACACCGGCCCCGACCCCGAGAGGTAATTTCATTTCCCACAACAGTTAGCGGAGCAGTGCGTAGTATTGTTTCAATAGTCTGCTGGATTTGATAGAATGGGCGTGCGAGATACAGGGCGCGAGGGCGCAGTAAAAAGGTTATTTCCGCACTAAGATAGGAGTATCAAAATCTCTACTGCCGGATTATAGAGGATGAGTTTCGATTTTACCCCCTTCTTTCGGTGGCCTCAGGGCGCATATCGGTGTGCCGGCGTATCAAGCTGCAACGCCAGTATAATGTTGTTCTTACCACAACGAAGTGGATCGGATGTTAGAATATTTGAGCTTTGTCGCAGTGTGGGCACATTGTTACGCTCTTAGCACCGAGAGCTGTTGCGCCACCAGCGAGAGCTGCACCAACGCCCGCTCCTGTAGCGCCTCCCGGGAGCCACCCAGAGACGATGCCGAAACCACCCCCAATCTTTGCACCTGCGAACGCAGCAGCGCCAATAGCTGCTCCCTTCGCCATCTCATGCTTGTGCGGCGAAAACTCCTCATCACACTTCGCGCATTCGATCCGCGTTTTCCCCATACTTGTCCGTAGAATTGAGAGTATAAATCCCCCCCGGCGGATTACAGGAAATGAGAATCCGAACTCTGCTGAATACACCTCTCTAAGTCGGTCACGTTGATTTCAGCCAGTCAAGGATCTTCTACGTTAGGTAGTACGGAATTTCTTTAAATAACTATCAGTTATGTCAAAAACAGACCCGGTAGAGGTTGCCGTCGACATTATCGACGGGTTCACGAAAGAGCTGGAGAAGCTGGAAAAGAAGCTTGACAAGATCGACTCCAAGAAGCTCGATGTATCCCTGGATATAGACGACGCCGAGATCGAGAAGATCGAAGCCCGTTTGAAGGAGTTGGAGCGGGACCTGGAGACCGACCTGAATATCGATGTAGATGCCCGTCGCGCCCAGGCGATGAAGGCGTGGCTTCAGCGGGATACGTTTTCGACCCACCACATCGACGTTGATCAAGACCGCTTGGAGAACATCGTCGCGGCCGAAGGAGCGAGTGTTGACACACCGAATCGGGGCCTCTCGTCGAGCGAGCGAGGGGCCGTTAATGACCTAATCAACGAGGACGTGCGGCGGGCGACGAACGCCGCGGTCGGAAAGCACGGGTTCGGCGGCGCTCGACCGACCTACAACTTCGGGATCGGGGAGCGGCGTGGGACGGGCTTCCCAGCGCGACCGTCAGCCCAGGCCCGGTCGCTTGTCTCGCGGATGAATCGGTTTCAGAAGGCGGCGATTCGGGTACAGGGCCTCGGCAAGAATCTCGATCTGGACTCCTCGGGCATCCGCGATAGTATGCGGAGCGTGAATCAGCGACTCAAGGCCCTGATCCCGTCGATGCACAAGTGGTGGCGACTCGTCGCTATCGTCCTCCCGCTGATGATTACCCTCGCTGGGGCCGCCGCTGGTGTGGCGGTGGCCTTCGGCGCGGTTGCGGCGGCCGGTGGTGCGATGGTCGGTCTCGGACTGCTGGGCTACGGTGACAGCCTGGCCGAGTCGATGGAGAACGCTTCGCGCCGGGTCGGAGAACTCAAAGAGGAGCTGTTTGAGGTGTTTCAGCCGGCGGCCCAGACGTTCCAGCCGTTCACGGCACGCCTGTTCTCGCGGCTCCCGTACCTTACCCAGCGATTCGTCAACCCACTCCAACGGCTCCAGGGTACCGGATTTGACGACTTCTTCATGAACGCCCTGGAGGGGGCGGTCGACTGGACGCTCCGGTTGATGGACACGTTCGATTCCCTCTCGATGGAGATTCAGGCGATTACCAAGCAGTTCGGGATGGACGCCGGTAACTCGATTATCACGTTCCTCCGGTGGGCCGTCGAAGAAGCCTACGAGAACTACGACGTGTTCGCGGCCCTGGCCCGGATCGTCGGCCAGTTCGTCTTCATGCTCTACAAGGTGTCGAAGGCGATTTCGTTCGTGGTGACCGCGTTCGGTCCTCTGGTCGACCTGCTCACCTGGATCGTGAAACTGGTCGGGAGCAAGTGGGTCGCGGCGGTTCTCGCGGCTGCCGCGGGCGGCTGGGCGCTGGCAACGGCGCTCGGCGCGGTCCTCTCGCTGATGGGGGCTATCAAGGGCCTGGCGATAGCCCAGGCGTTCCTCACGGCGGCGGCGTCGGTCGGGACGCTGGCGGGGGCACTCGGAGCGGCCTACGGGGTCCTCCAGGCGTTCGTCGCCCAGCTCACCCTGGCACACATCCTGACCGGCGGGGCGTTCCTGCTGGGTGCGGCGGTCGTCGGCTACGGCGCGGTCAAGGCCATGTCGAATACGACGCCGGACGCGGCAAGAACGGTGCCCGCCGGTGGTGGGGGTGGTGGGACGACCATCAACATCCACGGCGACGTTGGTCGCAAGGAGTACCAGCGGATGAAAGACGAGTTCCCGGGTCTCTACCGGGAACAGCGGAACTTAGAGGAGGCTACTACTCGCAATGGCAATAATCCCAGGCCCGCTCGGTGACGGGAGTACCGGAACCGGCGGCGGTCGCGGTATCTCGTCGTCCCAGAACGTCTTTGCGCTCTATGGCCCGGCTGGGATAGCCCCCTTTTACGTCCCCCAGCGGTTCGAAATGGGGAAGGAACGAAACCTGGATAAAGAGGAGCAGTTCTGTGACGGTGAGGACGTAACGGACATGGGCGGGAAGAACCGGGAGATACACGTCTCAGGTATCCTGCTCGATTCTGAAACCGACGCCTTCAACGACCTACTCGACTCCGGCGAGAAGCATGAGTTGATTATGCCGGCGTGGTCCGGGGAGGTGCTGGTCGAGGACGGCAACGTCGACGGCCCCCGCGGGACCGACTCGACGACCAGGGAGTGGCTCTACCGCTTCACGCTAAATCTGGTATCGACCGGCCTGGACGAGACCGGCCCGTCCGACGACGGTATCATCAACGACGGACTGGCTTTACGGGGCTATGACGTGCGAACTCGGTGACCTCTCGTTGAAGTTTCTGGAGTCCGGGATTGAGATTCGGCCCCACGACCTGAATATTCGGACCCAGCGCGTCAACTACAGTCACGCCAAGGCGAAGGTCTCGCACAAGGCGGCGCTTCTCATCGAGGACGTTGCCTACGATGGCGAGCCGGTCGAGGTCTACCTGGCCGGGACGTTCCAGAATCGGTACCTCTACCCGGCGGAGACGCTGGAGATTAACCGACAAGACGGCTTCTTGAAGTTGTACGACGCTCGGAAGGTCCTCGATAGCGGGGTCCTGACCGGCTACTACGACGAGGTGGAGGTGTTCGAGATTATGGACGAGATTTTCGAACACCGGAAGGACCCTTACGGCGTCTTGAAGGGCTGGAGTGCGACGGACCCGAGCCTGATAGACGCGGAAAAACAGGACGCCGGGGAGGACGTGTACGAGGCGGTTCGGGGCGCGGGCTACAGTCCACCCCGAGAGTGGTGGTCGAAGCCGATAGTCGAAGCGGTCGGGATGTTGGCGAACAAGGCCACCTGGTTCTCGCCGGACATGGAGAAGAACACGTTTGCCGGGCTCGACCTGGAGGACGTGAGTCCGAACCAGGCCCTCCGAAAGCTCGAACAGACGTTCGGGTTCACGTCCTGGGTCGACCGCGACGGGATTCTCTGGATAGGCCACCCCGAGGTCGGGACGTTCGACTATCACGTCGTGTCGGGCCGGCCCCGTGACAAGGCGTATTCCCTGAGCCAATACAACATCGTCCGGACGGACAACCCGGTGACGATGGTCCGGTTGAACGGGAAGACCAAATGGTTCAAAGGGGACTTGGAGAACACACCGGACAAGCCCGGTGACGAGCTCTTTCCGATAGCCGAAGCCTGGGTCGTGGGCGACGACGGTGACGTGGCCGAGGGCCGCGTTCTCGCTCCGGAAGACCCCATCGACGTGTGGGACCTGGAGACGCTGGACGCGGTAGCCCGGCGCTACCTGGCTCAAGCGAACGCCGAGTACCGCTCCGGGAGCATAATGTTCAACTCGGCGGCGTCGACGGAGAAGGCGGCCCTGGTCGGCATGAAGCCCGGCGACGTGGTGTTGGTCTCGAACTTCATCGAGGAGTGTGTCGACACCATGCAGGGCGGCGCGTTTACCGTCGAGGAGGTCCAGCACGGCCTCTCGACTCGGCGGGGCTGGCGAACGACTGTGGAGGTCGGCGTTATCCCGCCGGAGGTCGACTCGATGGCGGTCTACTACGACGCGACTGACGACGAAGCCTACAGCGACCTGCGGTCCTACCGGCTGAACAACGGCGACCCGAACTACCCATGAGTGACACTAAATACGGCCGAGTGACTTCGGTCTTCGTTGGCCCCGGTGACACGAACGACGTGTTCGTGAATATCGTGACCGGCCCGAAGCGTGAGCCCCGCTACATGAAGGTGGCAACGCCCATGCGAGGCGGCTGGTACGTTCCCCAGGAGGGCGACCTGATGGAGATTCACAGCGTCAACGGAACGCCGGTGGCCCGGAACCCGGCGAACCCGCCGGAGGTGTCGGTCCCGACGGACCTGACGGAAGGGGACTTCTGTCTCAAATTCACCGACGGGACCCGACTCCACTTCTCCCGACAGACCGACGGGACGGTCGACCTGCTGGTGGAAGCCGATGGCGACATATCGGTCTCGGCCCCGACCGGGACGGTCAACGTCGACGGCCAGGCTGTGGTTATTGGAGACCCCAGTACCGCAGTCAACGTCGCCGTTCAAGACCATACCCATGATGTAGGTCTCTCTGACGGAAGTACCGGAACCACCGGGACTCCGAACGAGGCAGGAACGTCTACCAGTATCGAATAGCAGCTGTATCAGGTACAGCGGTAGCTGTTTCAGCGGTATCAAAAGACAGCGCCTTCTTGCCAAAGCTGATACAGCACAGCGGTATCTAAAACAGGTATCAGGGCCTCGATACTGACACCTCCGCCCTTCCCCCCTACCTTTGGTACGAGCGGTAATAAGCACATCGTATAATCAATATATATTATATGGATATTGGACTCAACAGCGACTTCGATATTGAGTTGGACGACCGGAACGACATACCGACTGTCTCGGCTCGGGCGGAGTTCGAACAGCGACTCGCGTTTCGAATCGTTGTCTACTTTCAGCAGACTATCGGGTCGATTGACAGACAGCAGGCGGTCGACCTCCTCCGGCTCCAGGTCCAGCGTGTCGTAGACGACATGGCGGAACTGGAGCGGGTGGCCCAGATCTCGGTGACGCCGAGCGAGGCGGAGCCGAACCAGATTGACGTGGCTGTCATCTACGACACCGGCGACGAGTTCACCTTTAGCGTTTCTGAGTAATATGACAATTCAAGACGGGGTGTTCGTCCCCGAGACGACCGAGGAGATTCTGGACGCGCTGATGGTTTCGGCGCGGAACCAGTTTGGTAACGACCTGAACGACGATGAGGAAGCGGCCATCCGGACGTTCTACCGACCGATTGCGGTTCTGCTCGCTGACGCCCAGCTCGATGTAGCGGCGGTCTTGGCGGCGGCCCAGCTCGAACACGCCGAGGGGGAGGCGCTGGACCTACTCACCGAGCTAATCGGGGTCTTCCGCAGAGAGGCCCAGCCTGCGGTGGGGACGGTCACGTTCTCGCGGTCTTCGGCCGCGTCGACGGACTACACCGTCCCGAAGGGGACGGTCGTCCAGACGGAGGGCGTCGACCCGGTGAAGTTCAAGACGACGGAAGTGAAAATCCTGGCGTCGGGGACCACCAGCGTCGACGCGCCGATTGAGGCGGTCGAAGCCGGCACCGAAGGGAACGTCGGGGCGAACACGATTACGGTCATGGCGGACCCACCGACCGGCGTCGAGTCCGTCAACAACGCCGCGGCAACCGATGGTGGCGAGAACGAGGAGACCGACAGCGACCTCCGCGCTCGCGCCCAGGACGAGTTGGCCGACGGGATGCTGGGGACGGCCCCCGGTATCATCAACGCGCTCAAGAAGACGAGCGGCGTCAAGTCCGTCTCGCTGTTCATCAACGACACCAGCTCGGTGGACGGTGACGGGCTGGAGTCACACCACTTCGAGGCGGTCGTAGAGGGCGGGACCGACGCCGACGTGGGTCAGGCCCTCTGGGAGTCGAAGGCGGCTGGAGACGGCACACAGGGCGGCGTACACGGGACGGGCGTGACCTACCAGGCGGACCTCGGGAACGGCACCACGCACCCGGTCGACTTCTCGCGCCCGACGGTCGTTTCCATCTACGTCGACATGGACCTGAGTACGACCGACGAGTACGACGGCGACGGCGAGGTTCGGGACGCGATTGTCCGGTATCTGGGCGGGACGCTCACCTCCGGTGGCGTCGAAGACGGCGAACTTCGGGTCTCGGACGACGTGATTTACACGAAGATTCTGAGTGCGATTATGTCCGTCGACGGGATTGCTGACGTGCCGTCGCTGACTATCGGGAAGACCAGTTCTCCGACCGGCACGTCGAACATCTCGATTGCGTCCTCGGAGGTAGCGAGCGGTGACGCCACGGACGACTCGATAACGATTACGCAGGTCTAACATGGCTGACCCTTACCTGGAACACGAGACGACAGTCGAAGATCTGGCGGCCCAGCTTCCGAGCTTCATGCCCAAGGACCCGTCTTCGGGCAACTACAAACTCCTGAAGACGGTCGCGGACCGGCTCGACGCGCTCCAGGCTGACATTGTACGGATTGGCCAGGCCAAATCCGTCCAGCAGGCCCAGACGATTGAGGAACTGGAGCGACTGGCGGTCGCGGTTGACCTGAAGCGGAAGACTGGCGAGAGCCTGGAGAAGTTTCGGGCTCGTGTTCTTGCCGAATACGCCCTCCTGACCTCGGAGGCGACTGTCAAGGACCTGCTGAACGGTGGGGCGCTGATTCTGGGCGTGTCACCATCCAATCTCGGGTACACCGAGACTCACGTCACCGAGCCCGGTCGGGCGGCGTTGAAGGTAACCCACGGGATGGTCGATTCGGTCTCGCTGACCGAGCAGGAGTTGGCCGAGGCGCTGGAGCGGATTATCGCGGCTTCGTATGCCCTGGACGTGCTGGTAGAGGGAACGTTCACGTACCTGGCCGAGACCGCGTACACCGGGCCGTATGATTCTGCGAACGGTGGGTACGACCCGGCCAAACTGAATAGTGACCCGGACTTGGGACACGACGGTCTCGATTCGAACGGGGACCCGAAGGACACGGGCGGAACCTACAGCGGACTGCTGAACTGAACTACGTATGGCGAACTACACTTCTAATCTCAAAACCTGGGGTGACAACGGGGTCGAATACCCTGACGGTTACTCCTACCTGGAAGGCGAACAGCCGGTTGACGACTGGGACAACTTCGTCAATTCGAACACGATTGACGACATTAAGCACCTCGTCGCGCTCACAAACGCCCGAATCGAATCGAAGAAGGGGACCAATGCGAACCTCCCGGCCTCCGGTGAGGACGGGGAGTTCTACTACGACACGGACAACGAGGAGGTCAACTTCTGGAAGGCCACATCATCGGCGTGGGGAAAGTTCCTCGACAAGACCGGCGATACGATGGAGAGCGACCTTGACCTCGGTGGCTTCGACCTCGACGGCGTTCGAGACATTGGCGGTGGGAGTCAGGCCGTCCGGGTCCTCACCTTCAACGGAGCTGGTCGGATGCGGACGGGTGGTGACGGAACGAAGAACCTGTCCGTCGAGGACCACACCAACAGCGTCATAGCGAGATTCAACGAGAGTAACGGTGGTTTCGATGTGTTGGGTGGTCAACTTACGGCTCCGTCGGCTGACATAGCGTCGACGCAGTTCACCGAAGACGGCTCGGGGAACCCGGACATTAACCTTGACGGGAACGGGACTATCTCGCGGTTCGGAAACTCACAGATAGCCTTCTATACCGGCCGCGTCGACGTGAACAACGAGCTCTGGGCTGATGGGGTTCGGGTCATGGGCGGCTACAACGTCGAGGTCGACAACGGGAACGTCTACATCCAGAACGCCGATTCCGACACGGAGGGACTGTTCATACAAGGAAACCTTCCCACGCTACTGTTCCAGGAAACGAATACGTGGGCAACCGGTGACTACATCCGTGCGGTCGCTGGTGGGTCCGAAGGGAGTGAGAGTCTTTATTGGCGGTTCCACGACAGCTCGGCGGCGGTTGACACCGACCTTTTCGCTCTCAATGGTGACGGGACAGTCACTATTCCGAGCGGCGACCTCACCGACGGGACGAACGTTATCTACGACAACTCGGCGGCCCACGTTCCCGCCGCTCGGGTCGAACAGGGGTCCGGGTCGACCCTCGACGCCGACACGCTTGATGGGAAGCACGCCAGCGACCTTGGCGGACCGGTTATATTCGGCTCTGAATCCGGCCGGTCGATGGTATTCCCGAGCGTAGATGGAAGCCCACTCACCGGGGGAACGCTCTACGCTGTTTGTGACCCGAACCTCAATTCATACAAAACTGAATTACTGATTGGTGGTACAGTAGTGGCGTCGGTTAGCGGCACGGAGTCGAGCACACAAACGTATTCTACCACATTTACCGTTCCATCAGGAACGGCGGATTGGGAGGTTCGTCACGAGACGCCGGACAATACAAGTCTGAAATACTGGACAGTCACGGCAAATCCGTAATCTGATACTATGGTTGAGGAAACTCTATACTGGCTACTGAGCGAAGCGGACCCGATTTTGGCGTTCATCTTCGGCGTGAACCTCGGGCTCCTCGGCCGACGGGGAGTGCTTCGTGGACTACAGGTGGTCCAGCGACGGCGAGAAGGGCGGCGCGGCTGTGGTGAGAATAATGGTTAAGCAAGACAGATTCAGGGCGTTCGGGCCGATTACGGGGGCCACGGATTCCTATATCGACGTAGAGGTCACCGGCATTGACGAGAACGGGAACGTCTATTTCACCGAGGAGGTCGACACGAACCCCAGGGAGTGGGCTGTTCCGTCCGACCAGGTGAAGGAGTACCTGGACGCAGACAGAATCGTCGCCCAGGCCGACATAGACACCAGTCACCCCCTGTGGTTTCTGCTGGACGCGGTGGAGTCGAGGCGACGGAACGACGTGGCGACCGACATGGGCGACAACCTAATGGAAGACGCCCAGGACGCGGTGTGGCGGTCGGTGCTGGCGGAACTACTCTAAGAAGGGTCACCCCCATCCCCTGGTGGGTGCGGCCCGGGCTGTACCGAAAGGGAGGGGCCACAACCTACTCTTTTCCCGGCTCCTCCCCGGTGCGCTTACTTAGTTCAGGTAGCGTTCGAGGTCCTGGTTGAATTTTCGAAGGGCCATGTGGTCGGCGTACTCAAGGCCGCCACGTTCCAGGGCCTCTTGGACGCGATCTTGAAGGAGGACGGCGACTCGCGGTGACGGTTTGAGTGCCATACTACCTATACAGGAGTCGCGGTCTTAAATATGTCGATTAACCTATATTTTCAAAAGGGGCCTTCTGGGTTAATCGGACCCGCGTTCCATGCGGTCCATCATATCGAATTGTCGCTCGCGTTCTTCAGCCGTTGACGGGTGGTCGTAGTGGTCTACCAGAACTTCGACCGAGGCGTCGACGCGACCGCTTATCTCCTCGTATTCGAAGCCGAGATTTTTGAAATGTGTCACGTTCGTCTTTCGGATACCGTGGGGTGAGACCGAGCCTGGACACTTCGAAGACTGGTTGTAGTCGGTCCACTCACAGGTCGCGGGGTTCTCGCCGTATGGACACTCCCACCCGATGTAGCAGGGCTGGGTCACCCGGTAGATGTTCCGCTGGACGGTCGTCTTGAACGGGCGGCCGTTTTCAGTTGTCAGGAGCGGGCGACGGTCGTAGTCGTCGGTTACGTCAAGTCGGGGACCGTCGATGTAGTCTTCGATGAGTGTGGCTATCTCGTCGGTGACGGCTACGTCCCGTTCGCCGTTCCCCTCTTTTTTCAGGGGAGTTCCAGTCGCTTTTCGATGTTCGAACGATAGAACGGGCTTGCGGTACTTGTCGGGCTTCCAATCCTTGAGGTCGAGTGCCCGAAGCCCGCTTATCCGGCACCCGGTGTGCCATATCAGGGCGAACACCATGTGCCGCAGGGTAGCGTATTCGTACTTTCCGAGGTATTCCATGATGGCCTCGGCCTGTTCACCCTCGATTTTCAGCTCGCTCACCTTCTCGCTCTTTTTGGCCGTCGGGACCTTGACGTTCTTCGACAGTCCTTCCCCGACTCCCTGTATTTGTTCCCAGGTCTTGACGGCCAGCCGGAAGGTCCGCATTTCGTTTTCCAGCGTCGAGGGAGCGACCCGCTCTTGGCGATAGTTCATGTAGTCCCGACACAGGCGGCTGGTCAGGTTGTTGAGGTTGTCTATGTCTTCCTGGTCGCACCACTCCAGGAACCGATTGAGGCGAGTCTTGTGTTCGTAGAACGTCGACTGTGTGACCTCGGACTTGCGTTCGTCCAGGTAATACTGTACGCCGTCGTGGGGAGTCAGCGGTTGTAGTCCGTGCATGGGTCGGTTGCCTACTGGTTCGTAGTACGACCCTGGCTCGGGTGGTAGCGGTCGACGCCCCGGGCACGGGTACCCGGTGGAGTCCACCCGCCGAGCGTAGCGCTGGCGGGATGGACGAAGCCGGGATGGTCACGCGAGGCCGTCAGGCCGAGCGTGAGAGGCCCGAGCGAGCGCGTCCCTTGGGACGCCGAGCGATGAGGGTTCAAATCCCGGCGAGTCCATCTGAAATTATCCGCCGTAACCAAGGTCCCTAACCCCAGGTTTGCGGCGCTCACTCGGCTGGATTCGCCACTTCAGGGGTCGAACTGCTCTCCCCCGGCTAGGAGAGTTCACCGGAAAACCCGGCGGGGGTCTCCGCCGGGTTGCGATTCGCACAGGGAGCGCGGGAGATGGCGGAGATGACGTCGTCCCCCGAATCAGACGAGGAAGAGGGTGTCATAGAATGACTCTATGAAAATCCTGCAACTAAGCCCCTGGCGCGTGAATCAGGTCAACAGGGGTTGGCAGAGACCGAGTGTGAATCAGTGCACCAAGCACGCTAGAACGACCGGTCCTAGCCCGTGAAAG